CCTGAAAAACCACCGACTATTCCGCTACCTGTTCCGCTTCCATACCCTGCATATTTACCTAAAAAAACATTTTTACCTCCACTTATACGGTATCCTGTTTGATGGCCTATACATACATTGTCTCTAGCTTCTGTAACACCAGCCTCAGTTGAGTCGACAGATGTACGCTCAGACCTAGCAGATAATTTCATTGGCTCATGCCCAATAGCAACGTTGAAGAATCCTCTTGTATAAACGTCAACGCTGTGTCCCTGCAAAGCATTAACTCCTATAGCTACATTCCCTCCATTCAGTGCTGCTCCCGTTCCATCATCTTTTCCCATGTATCTCATGCAACCATTACCAATAGCCACATTATCAGTTGAATAATGAGCCTCAGATAAACAATAATCGCCAATGGCAACATTATCATCATTATCAGCGTGATCGTCTAAAGTATTCATTGGCCGAAAATTAGCATTGCCAATACATATGTTACTTGAAGCATTGCCACCAGTACCCTGAAAATCTAATAAGCCACGATGACCTGTGATCCTAAGAAAAGAACCAGCATCCACAACTCCACCAAAGACTGCATCGTACATACGTGATGGTTCTTCAGTCTCTGTGGCACCAGTTCCAACACTAGTAAGTTTAACTCCATATTTTCTTCCGCCCCAATTGGCTATTAAAGATGGTACACCCCTATGTATGCCAACTCGTATATCATCAGACTTCTCACCCTTTCTATATCTATTTGTCTCTGGCATTATTTCAGTCTCTTTTCTTTATATACTAAAGATATGTCATTAATCTCAAATGTAGTAGCTGCTGTGCCTTTAATTCTAAATTGTATTGAACGAGCAAATTTAAAAATATCATCAGATGTAGAAGTACTCGTCCCCAAGTGCCTTAAATTAATCTTTGCAAGTTTTTGAACATCATCAGTATCAAGAGAATCTAAATCATCCACAGAACCTGGAACAAAAGCATCTCCACCTAAAGCAGTAGAACCATCTGCTGAAGTTCCCCACGCACCTCCTTGATTGGTTAAATAGGGATTTGTAAAATCAAATACAGTACCAAATTGAGTCCATCCATTTGCTAAATCAGTTCCCTCCATACCATTTATACGATAATATACAAACATACTGTCTTGATTAGCTCCACCCGTAAAACTGATATAAAGAGTATAAAATCTTTTATCAAGGTTGGGTTTTCCAAAATCAATATCCTTTGTTATATAATCAACTGTTTGGGCTGTCTGTGCTTGTGCCATCCATTTACGAACACGTAAATTAGTGGTACTCGCAGTACCACCAGTTAAATATCCATCCTGATCAATAGCGAAATTAGTTTTAGGCGTATCTGAATTAGCATTATAATTCCACGTACACCATGCATCTGTTACAAAACTATACGCATAATGATAATTATCAGTAGCTGCTAGGCCATAATTTGCTATAATAAGCATTTTTGCTCTGTCATCATAGCCTATTTTAGAATTAACATTAGCACCAAAATCTTCTGCATCAAGTCTTCCCATAGTAAGAGAGCGAACCTTTTTTTCTTCAGCATTATAAGCATAAGCACCATTTTCATTTACCCATGCACATCCAAAAGGAGTTGCTGTCACAGCATATTGTCCCGCAACCCCCATCCCTTGATAAACTCCTTCCACAATCGGGCTAAGAACATCTTCTACATTTATAATATAAAGTGCATTTTCTCTAAATTGCAATACCCTATTTGCTGTCCAATGAAGTGCTGTTATCTCCCCTGCTGTCCCAGGAATATCAATTCTATTAGAATCAACAGGAAATACCCCCCACATAGGATATACAGAGCCAGAAGAAGTTTCGCCAGCACCACTATAGAGCATGGTGTCAGGATACCGTCTATTATCATATTTCACATTGCCTATAAAAGCAACACCATTTCCCATAGTAGATGCTCCCCATAACAAATCATCTTTAATTTCTTCTTGATAAAATAAATTGAGAGAATAAAAAGTAAATGCCACTGGCGGTGCTGGAATTGAAAGCGTGCCATCGGGAGCTGTATCTCCAGAAGTTTCAGCAGCACCTTGAATCTGAAGACTCAATAGCTCGGTAAGAGTGGGCGTAGTCCCATCTCCATCCTCATTTTCAAATTGATGCCATACTCCATGCTCAGATGCAAGCTGAAGTCCATATCTAAAATCAAGTTCTGCGAATAAAAATTTATCAGCACCAAGAGGATTTCCGCTAGAATCAGTTTCTGTATAATAAAATCTTGCACCATGAACCCTGTTAAGCTCTTGATTATCAAATTCGCTGCAATCTATAAGAACTTGCCGAATAACTAATTTCTGATAAACACCAGTAGATGCATTTGTAGTAGCAGTAGCAACAACAGCAGTATCACCTATGTCGTTATGAGTATTATTAGTTCCAGTAACATCAGTAAGTTTTGTTTCTGATCCATTGTCATATAAAAATGAGGCAAAAAATTTATAATATTTAGCTTCGCCAGCATTTAATCCGCCCCACCCAGTACCAGTCTCCGTTACATCTTGATCGGCAAATAGAACATTAACATATATACCCTGATGGTAAGTACCATTAAGAGCATAACCAGCACTATTTGTGGTAACACATATATCGCCTGCCGTAGTAATACCCGCTTTTGGTGCTGCTTTAATCAATGAATTATTTATCATTGGTGTAGAAAACATATCATCATCACCTTCTATAGCGCCAGCAGTAACATTATATTTTAATGTTCCATCTGTATGCGTGAAAGGAAAAAGATTAGGTCTATCATGAATACCACACACTAAAGTCTTATCCGATAAAAAAGCAGCATCACTCACATATAATCTATTATCAGCATTATGATATACTGCCTTAAATGAAGTATTCATACCTGTTATCATTGCATCAACAATATGAGGATCATCTGCATCATCAAAATTCCAAAGAGCTACATCCGTATCCCCATCATCTATTGCAAAATAATTTGTTGGAGTCCCTGCATCTTGAGTATAATCAGCATTTAAAGAATTTGACCACTTAAAATAGAAAAGTCCATAATTTTCAACGTGAGCAGCAGCTATTCCAACAGCATAATCGGTATAAGTAGTAAAATCTCCCAACCGTACAAGCCTTCCTGCTTTTGAAGGAGTTAACTCGTCCATTTGGCATGCTTCCCAATATGATAAATCGCGGGGAGCTTTATTTAGATTTAATCCACCATCAAATCTATCAATAGTAAATACTGCCTTTTGTCTTTGCGCAACCTGTATAAGAGAAGTCCTCGCTTTATATGACTCAAGCATACGCGAAAGCTCTTTCCTACTTCCAACAGCACCAGTTGAAATACCTAAATCTAATTGAGGGGTAGTCGTCTGTGCAATCCCAAAGGCAGGGGCTGGAGTATAAGTTGTTGTTACATCTTGTTCTTCTGGTATAGGCATAAAATAGTTCGCAGGCGAACTAGGGTGTGGCCCTTCCACTCCCATATAGTCAGACAACGCCTGCATAAAAGCAGTATCAACACCTCCTAATCCTGCCTTCCACGCATTGGAAGCCATGACCAAGTCTAAATTATTTACACCTCCATCTTCATTGTAATCAAAAGGTTTACCTTGAAAATACACTTTATTTATTTCCTTTTAAATACACGTTCTTAGTGGTCTGGCCATTATTTAAGCAGTACCTTTTTAAATACGTCTTCTACTGTATTCCAAATAGCTTCTATAATCTTTTTCTCTGTTTTTTCTCCGATAATTGGAATATCTATATTTTCATTCAGAGCTTGAATCATCCTCTCTTTGTTCTCTGGATTCCCAAACAAATAATCCGCTATCATTTCTTGTATATTCATTATTATTTATTTCCTGTTTTTTTATATTAATATGTTTATGGTCAATCCCACAGTAACTAGGGCAAGTATAGTCTTTGGAATTATTTTCTATATAATTGCCAAATTCATTGACAGCTATAATTATTAAAAACATTACTAATTCGCCCCAATCTTCTGTGGAAATTACCCCATTCTCAATCCTCTCTGTTCTCGGAATCTTCTTGTGGATGTAACTGAAGCAATACTTCGAGTGCTCCCTGTGCTTTTGTAGCCATTATCCGATGCTGCTCCGCTTGTTGTGAATGTTCCTTCAATTGAACACGTAAAGTCTCAATAGCTTCTCTAGCCTTTTCACTAGTTTCTACTACAGTATTAGTTTTTACTTCTTTTTCTTTATTTACTACTGTATTTTTATTCATTACTCCCTCGTTTTTATATATTACAGTTCAGGAACAAGTAAAGTTCTTACACCAGATTTCCGTGTAGGTTTCTTTTGTATTCCATTTTCAAATTTAGTTCTAAAATATTGCGAAGGTTCTATCTGCCCCATATCTTCCAACATACGAGACTTAACATAGTCTAAAACAAAGGAATGCATTACACTATCAAGTTTTCCTTTTGTTTGTAAGTCATCCCCTTCACTAGATAATGTTTCATACTTAGAATGAATAACAAATCTCAATCCATCAGTAACAGTACTATCAAGGAATGTATCATATTCTCCTGAAGTAGTTCCTTTTGAGGAGTCACTACTCCCCTGTGAAACGACAATAGCCAACCTATCATCGTCATTATACCATGCAAAATAACTATTTGGTGAATTTCTCTTTGCCATTATGAAACATCTCCTGTTAAAGTATCATCAGCATCAGATTTTAATAATTTATGTGCATCAGTAAGTTTAGGTATCATATTATATCTACTATTTGTATCAAGCACTTCTACCCTAATAATATCAATACAATCAGCTGGAAGTGAATACCATCTCTTTCCGCTTACTAAATCAACCCTCTCTTCTGCCGTATAATGTTGTTTTTTAGATGCAATATCAAGCATTGCATCATTAATTAATTGAATAATATATTTATGAGATTGTCTTCCGTATAACCTCTCAACTTGGTCTATTATATTTTTAACTGTCATAATTATCTCCCTACCTACTGTTGTGGCTGTGGCAATCCACCAGATGCCAGCATTTGAATACCAAGCGTATAATCAGCTTTTAAAGATTGGAATAATGTCATATATTGTTGCATTTCTGCAAGATTACCCTGAAGTTGTATATTCCATGCATTTACATAAGAATTAATTTTTTCTATCTGAGCTCCTGCCAATTCTATATCTTCATCATCTTCTATCATTTCACCTAAAGCAGTAAACCACATATCAAATTCCTTAAACTCTGCATCAGTCCCTATCTGTCCACTTGTTATTGATTGAGCATTAGATGTTAAGGCAGTAGCATCACCATAAGCATCTGGCGGTATTTCTAAACTCCCTATTACGCTTAAAATAGATTTTATAGATGCGTATAAAATAACTAAATACTCAGCATTGTCTGGAAAATTATCAATATCAGAGTTATTATAAGCAACAGCTGGATATGCAATATGATGAACACGTGCATTGAATGTAGAAGTTGGATTTGGAAACACCTTTACCCCAGGATTAGTACCATCGCTTATAGTAAAATAAACAGGATCAGAAGTTGATCCAAAATATGTCAAATTAGTGGGATCATCAGCAAAACCTGAATAAGAAGAAGGTATTAAACGACAAGGCAAATATCTAGTACCATCATAGCGTGTAACAAACATAATTTTTCCAATATCAGTATCTGTGCCAATATTCATTGCTGCGGAACTAGTCATTGCAGTATAATCAACACAATACTGTAGAAGATTCTCTGGCAATAAACCAATAATTTCTCTAGCACCATCAGTTAGAAATTGAGTTAATTCAGTTTGACTAGGAGCTGTAGAACTACCACTAATAGTTAATCCTGTCAATCCCATTACTTGGTCGTCAAAATTTGCCATTATTATTTATCTCCTATTATGCACTTGCTACAAATATTTCAACATCTATAGCATCACTTCCTGTAAATACTACTAGGCTTTCCAAATCAACTAAATCCGTAACTAAATTAGCATTAGCATCCGAAATACCGATTCCATCATTAGGAACTCCCATCATAAAACTTTTTCCAGCTTCCAACAATAAACTGGCAGATTCGTCTGCTACTGAATCATCTTCCCCTACATCTGATTGTAAACTTAATGTTACACTCGTGGTGTCATCTAAATTAGTTACTCTTATATATCTAACATCATCAATATCTAAGGGTGCAAGAGTCCCGTCAGCAACAGAACTATGAAAATGTACCAAAGTAGTTTCAGCATTAGCTGTACATGTTACGATTCTTTTATATATTTCATTAATTGAACCTATAGAAAAAGTATTAGTTCCTCCTTGGTCTTTGCCATTGAGCTCTATACTCTCTGTTATTGTTACTATTAAAGCAGCAGCAGTTATTGTACTAGCCATCGTTATTTCTCCTTGCTATATCTTCTTCCATAGTTGTATTACTAAATTCTATCTTAGTTGTTCCCGACCACGTTGTCCTCATATTAACATGATCTT